GTGAAGATGTGACAGAAGCAATAGGATTATCATTTATGAATATTGCTGGTATCTTCCCACAAGAAAATAAAGAAGTAGTCACAATAGGAGAGGCATTTGACGGATTAGAGTTAGATTCAGAAGAATTAAAATGGTGTACTGATACATGGATAAAATCAGCACACTATAAGGACACGGCATCTTTAATGCCAGATGACCCAGATAAAGTATTAGGTGGAAATGATTTTCATCCAAAAGGATGGCATTTCAATGTTAAGAAGATGTCTAGGCATCATCCAGCCCCAACAATTACAACAAATGCAGATGTTTGTCACTTTATTGAAAAAAGAAGGTTGACAATTTCTGAAATAAAGCGTATAATGGGACTACCAGATGATTTTATAGTGACTGGTTCTATGTCACAGAAAATAGAAAGATGTGGTAGAATGGTACCTTCGTTAATGATGAAGGCCCTAGCTGAATCTGTATATAAAAATGTAATAGAACCATATAATGAATGGAGTAAAAATCATGGCTAAGAAAAAATACGATTTTACCTTTGCTCAAAGAGAAGAAGGTTTTGATGACCATATCGAACATTCAATTCGTGGATATAATAATCTTCTAGATGATATTGTAAGTCTATCTAGAAATTTTGTAGAAGATGAAACTAATGTAATTGATATAGGTTGTTCAACAGGTAAATTAACAGAAGCTTTTATAAAAGGTAATAAAGATTTTTGTAAACATGCGAACTATATAGGTATAGAACTTGCTCCTAGTTTCTTCCCAGAACTTGATGCAAGATTAGATAGAATGAAAGATGAATTATTTTGGGCAAATATTAATTTTGAAAAAAAAGATGTTAGAAATTTTAAATTTGAAAATTGTAGTTTAGTGACATCAGTATTTACATTACAATTCATGCCTAGAAAAGATAGATTTTCTGTATTACAAAATATCTACAATGGATTAAATTACGGTGGAGCATTTATCTTTGCCGAAAAAACAGTTTGTGAAGATTCAAGATTACAAGAAATGATTACTTTTAATTTTTATGATTATAAAAGAAAACATTTTGATGAAAAAGATATTATGGATAAAGAAAAAACATTGAGAAATATGTTAAAACCAAATACATGGAAAGAATTAGAAGGTGCATTGGAATGTGCTGGATTTAAAAATGTACAACCGTTCTGGCGAAATCATATGTTCGTTGGAGCAATCGCAATTAAATAGGGGAAAAATATGATAGAAATAATAGTATTAGCATTATTAATTGGTATTTTCATTACTTTATATTATGTTGGTAAAACATTAGATAATTTCGAAAATAGAATTAAGTATATAGAAAGTATAAATGGTGAAGATATAAAAAGAATGATAGGGGAAAATAATGAATGACTTTTTGAAAGATGTTATCAAAGAAACAGGTAACGAATACGCACAAGTAGTATCAGATGGTGTAGAAGCTGGAGATGTAGAGAACTTTATAGATACAGGTTCTTATATCTTTAATGCTTTACTTTCTGGTTCACTTAATGGTGGACTTCCACAAAACAAAATAACTGCCCTGGCAGGGGAAAGTGCAACAGGTAAAACTTACTTTCTTATGGGTATGGTTAAAAACTTTTTAGACCAAAATCCAAACTCTGGTGTTGTTTTTTTTGAATCTGAAAGTGCAATCACAAAACAGATGGTTGTTGATAGAGGTATTGATGCTGAAAGAATGGTGATATTACCTGTGACAACAGTACAAGAATTTAGACATCAAGCATTAAAAGTATTAGATAGATACATGCAACAAGATGTAGATATTCGAAGACCACTCTTTATATGTTTAGATTCACTTGGTATGTTATCTACTACAAAAGAAGTAGAAGATACTGAAGCAGGAAAAGAAACTAGAGATATGACTAGAGCACAAGTTTTGAAAGCTGCATTTAGAGTATTAACTTTAAAACTTGGAAAAGCAAAAGTACCAATGGTCGTGACAAATCATACTTATGATGTTGTTGGTTCAATGTTCCCAACTAAAGAAATGGGTGGGGGTAGTGGATTAAAATATGCTGCTTCAAGTATTGTTTATCTAGGAAAGAAAAAAGAAAAAGATGGTACAGAAGTTATTGGTAGTATAATTCATTGTAAGAATCATAAATCAAGATTAACAATAGAAAATAAAGTAGTAGATGTTAGATTAACTTATAATAAAGGACTTGATAGATATTACGGACTACTTGATTTAGCAATAAATGCTGGAATCTTTAAACAAGTATCTACTCGTATTGAATTACCAGATGGTACTAAACAATATGCAAAAACAATTAATAATAACCCAGAGCAATATTTCACAGAAGATGTTATGAAACAACTTGAAGAATTTGCACAAAAAGAGTTTAAGTATGGCAACGATAGTTAAGAATTGTTGTACACCATTATTTTTAGATTTCTTTAAACATCAAATTACGAAATCTGATAAATGGAACTTTAATTATCCAATGGGTAAACCATTCGAAGATAAACATGCAAAGATAAATGTTGTACAAGGTAATACAATGCATGATAAATTTTTGGGCGGCGTGTCTATGAGTTTGTTAATGATGATTCATGAAACTGCAAAAAAACAAAATGTGAATGTTCCCCTAGACCTTTTGTTTTGTGGTATATCTATGAAAGATAAACATAGAGAAGACAACTTACATACAGACCATGAAAAAGATGAACTACAAGACACGCCAATCATTAAAGTATTAGGAATACTAAATTCAGATTGGAAAAAATCTTGGGGTGGTGGATTTGAACATGATGGTATTTTACATTCACCAGAATCAGGTGACTTTATAGTATTCGACCCAAGAGTACCACATAAAGCACAAGATATATTTGTAGATAACAAAAGAATAGCAATAGATTGGACTTTAAAAAATGGATAATTTAATAAGAGTATATGATAATGTCATTGATAATGAATATTGTAAGAAACTTATAGACAGATTTGAAACTAATAAACAACTACATCAAAGTTTTGATGATAGAGGAATGATATTTACACAAATTAATATTCAAAAAGAAGGTTGGTATAATGATGTAAATATTTTGAGTAAGGTATTTCAAGATAATATTGATAACTATAAAAAAGATTGTAAAATAGAAAAACAACAAATGCCAATGAATTATATTTTAGAACCTATTCGAATGAAAAGATATCTTCCAAATAATCATGATGAGTTTCAAACTCATGTAGATGTAAATCAAAGAATGAATTGTACAAGATTTTTAGTTATGTTTCTATATCTTGCAAATAATAAAAAAGGAAAAACAATATTTCCAAATTTAGATGTAGAGATTGAATGTAAACAAGGAAGTTTATTAATGTTCCCACCAATGTGGCCATGGTTACATGCTGGACAAAAACCAGCAAGAATATCAAAATATATTATGCAGAGTTATTTACATTATGTCAATTAAAGATAGATATGTTTTTGTTGAAAGTACATCACAAGACCAAACTTGTATTGGAATTAAAGATGGTGAGTTTGCTGGTGTAGTTTATAAGTATGGAAAAGTTTCAGTTGGTGAAGAACTAGAAGACGGCAGTATGCCATTTCAATTTGAATTTGATATCATTGATAACAATGCAATACCAAGAGAAAAATTCGGTGAGGAATGGACAAAATTAATAGGTGATATATTAGTAGATATAATGGATGACAAATATGCAGAATCAGACAATACAAAGAACAATATTAAGTAATCTTTTAAACAACGAAGAATACACAAGAAAGGTTTTACCTTTTATAAAATCAGATTATTTTGATGTTAAAGAAGAAAGAATAATTTTTGATGAGATTGAAAGTTTTGTAAGTAAGTATAATAAACCCTCTACACAAACTGCTTTAGAAATTGAAGTAGGTACAAGAAAAGATTTAAATGATACTGAACATAAAAAGATTGTTGAAATAATCAAAACTCTTAAACCAGAAACAATAGATTTTAATTGGTTAGTAGATACAACTGAAAAGTTTTGTAAAGATAAAGCAATCTATAATGCAATCGTAGAAGGTGTTGGTATTATAGATGGTAAAGATAAAACTAAAACACCAGATTCTATCCCAGAAATATTAACAGAAGCTCTTGCAGTTTCATTTGATAATTCTGTTGGTCATGATTATCTAGAAGATTCTGAATCAAGATTTGATTTCTATCATCATAAAGAAGAAAGGATTCCATTTGATTTAGATTTCTTTAATAGAATTACTAAAGGTGGACTTCCACCTAAAACTTTAAACATAGCACTTGCTGGTACAGGTGTTGGTAAATCATTATTCATGTGTCATCAAGCTGCAAATTGTTTATCACAAGGAAAGAATGTTTTGTATATAACTTTAGAAATGGCAGAAGAAAGAATTGCAGAAAGAATAGATGCCAATATGATGAACATCAGTATCCCAGATTTACATGACCTACCTAAAAAAATGTTTAATGATAAGATTCAAAAATTACAAAAGAAAGCAAAAGGTAAACTTATTATAAAAGAATATCCAACAGCATCAGCACATAGTGGACATTTTAGAGGACTATTAAAAGAACTTGCGATTAAGAAATCTTTTAAACCAGATATCATCTTTATTGATTATCTAAACATATGTGCGTCAAGTAGATTTAGAGCAGGTAGCTCAATGAATTCTTATACAATTATTAAATCTATCGCAGAAGAATTGAGAGGACTTGCAGTAGAAACAAATGTACCTATTATGTCTGCAACACAAACTACTCGTGCTGGTTTCTCAAATACAGATGTTGGACTAGAAGATACATCAGAAAGTTTTGGACTACCAGCAACTGCTGACTTAATGTTTGCATTGATATCCACAGAAGAATTAGAAGAACTGAATCAAATCTGCGTTAAACAATTAAAGAACAGATATAATGACCCAACAATGAACAAAAGATTTATCATAGGAATTGATAGAAATAAAATGAAACTATTTGATGTAGAACTTAAAGCACAAGATGAACTTGTAGACCATGGTCAAAGTGAAGTACCGATTGCTGATAAAGGACAAGGATTCGGTAAAGGACAAGGCCCTAATCTATCTGGTAGACCAGATGATGTTAATCCATTTACAAAAACAGGTCAAGAAAAATCGAAAGAAGACAAATACGACAAATTCTCTAAATTAAAAGTTTGATAAATAGCTACAGACTAATTATACTAAAATGGAGAAATTGAATGTCATTTAGACGCTCTATGGAGCAGTTAAGAACTGTATCCAATCCAAAACAAAATATTCAAGAAAAGGTTCAGTTATTTCTAACTGAAGCTGATACATCTAAAGCGACAAAAGCCGAGATGGCAATTTGTGTTGCATATAACAAACTTCAAGGTTCTACAACACCAGTAGAGGATGCTGGAATTGATGCAAAGAAATGGGCTGGTGTTGATACAGACACTAGAGATGTAGGTAAAAAAACTGCAAACACAATGCCAAATGTTGGTAAAAAATTAATACACTCAGGTGCAGGTAAGGCAATAAACAATTATAAAAAAGGAACAGATACTACACCAAAAGCAGATATGGTGGGTGATGATGATAATCTAATCTCTTTAAAAAAACAAGGTGATACAGGTGGTGGTGCTCAATTAATGAGTGCAAAGTCTGGTGAGGCAACTGGTGTATTTGAAGCTGCATTAGACCATTTTAAATCAAATGAAAGTATGAAACTTACAGGTGATTTGGCTGAAGTATTAAATATTTTAGGAAAGGAAATGGAGGCAACTGCTAGAAATGATTCTTTTGTAGAAGTTAGAGAATCTAAAAAAGATTTTGCAGAATGGTATACAACAATAAGTGATACTATCAAAGTTGGTAGACAAAAAATTGACACAAGATTTAAACAAATTGAAAATGATAGAAAGGTAAAAGGTGCAACAGACCAAGACATTATACAATTTTTAGAATTAGAATTAAAAATAATAGGTGTAACAACAAAGAGTGCAAATGCACCACAACAAATTAAAAAACTTCAAGATAAATTTGGATTTCCTAAAGTAATATCACCTAGAGAATTTAAAAAACAAGAAGACGCATTTTTAAATGATTCAGAATACAAAGTGGGTGATGTTAAGATTAGTAATGACCACATTGAAAAGAAAGGAATAGACCCTAAATCATTATCAGATAGAAAATTAAAAGAACAAATGATAGACATTATATCAACATCAATTAAATCTAAACCGTGGGCTGAAAAACTACAAGAATATTTTAACAATAACCAAGAACTTAAAAAGTGGATGGTATATGAGGCAGCATCTGGTCTATACAAATTTACAGGTAAACCTTCCACTGGTAAAAAATATAAACCTGGTAGTAAAGCAGTTGCAAACTCTATAATGGTTTTTTCTGATAATGGTTATGTAAAATCACTTGATGTGTTAAAATACGCAAAAGATAATTACAATCTAATAGATAGTCTTGATATTAGTTATAAAGCAAGTGGTGCAAGTAAATACATTAAACTTGGAATTAAATCCTCGGTAGAATATGACAATAGTTTACCTATGTTGGTTGAAAGAGCAATAGAAAGTGAAAAACTAACATTAAAAGAAGAACTTTATAATCTAGAAAGACAATATCTTTTAAACGAAGGTATATTTCAATCCATAGTTAATAAAGCAAAAGAGTATTACGATAGAGCAAAACAAGCAGTTTTTGATTTTTACAATAGAGTAATTAAAAAATATATAGGTTATCTTGCTGATTTATTTAAACAAGGAATTAAGGCATTATTACAGGGATTAGGTCTTGAAGTTTCAAATGCAAACTTTGGGATGGCAACACCAAGTTGGTAATATGAACAATCTAACAAAAAAAATGTTATATGAAGATAAGGGTGGAAAGAACCTACATCTAGAACATATAGAAGATGAGATACTTAACTATGGTATTGATGGTGGTCGTGCATCTATAAACTTTATTCAATCATTAAGAAATATGTTTTCTGGTGAAAGTCGTTCATCTATTAATATGACAGTTAAGTGGGATGGTGCCCCTGCAATCTTTGCTGGTATAGACCCAGAAGATGGTAAGTTTTTTGTAGGGAAGAAATCAGTATTTAATGTAGAACCACAATTATATAAAACAAATGCAGACATAGATGAATATACATCTGGTGATTTAAACGATAAATTTAAAGTTGCATTAGAGGAGTTTCCAAAATTAGGTATCAAAGGAGTTTTACAAGGTGACTTAATGTTTACTGATAAAACAATAACTCACATGGGTGGTAAGAAGTATTATACATTCCAACCAAACACTATTGTTTATATGGCAGATGTTGATTCAGAATTAGGAGAACAAATAAAAAACGCAAAGATTGGTGTCGTTTGGCATACAACTTATACAGGGAAAGAATTACAAAGTATGAAAGCTTCTTTTGGAGTAAACATATCAGGTCTTAATAATGTATCTAGTGTGTGGCAAGATGACGCAACATATAAAGATGTATCAGGTAGTGCAACATTCACACAGACAGAAACAGATGCTATTACTGCTGAATTATCTACTGCTGGTAAAACATTTAGAACTATCAATGCAAATTTATTGAAAAAATTTTTAAATTTACAAGATAGTTTTACAGGTGCATTAGTTGGAGCAGGATTAAAGACATATAATAATCTTAAAGTAAGAGCTGGTAAACCAATTACAAATCCAAAGGCACATGCTAATGGTTATGTTAAACATGTAGTAATGAAATTACAAGAAATGATTGACAAATCAAAAAGTGCTAAAGGAAAAGATAAGTATAAAAATTTACAAAGAGAATATAAAAGAGAAGTAATGAAACATACTAACAATTTATCAAATATAATAGCTTTTCAAAATGCGATTGTAAATGCTAAAATGTTAGTAGTTAAAAAATTAAATAGTGTTAAAAGTATTGGAACATTTATTAAAACAGCCAATGGATTTAAAGCAACAAACCCAGAAGGGTATGTTGCAATAGATAGAGTATCAGGTAATGCTGTAAAATTAGTAGATAGAATGGAGTTTAGTTTTAATAACTTTACTGCCGTCAAAGCATGGGATAAGTAAAATGAAAAAATTTAAAGAACATTTAGAAGAAAAAGCAACAGATAAATTTGGTGGAATCTATGAACCTAACGGAATTAAGGATATCAAAACATATGAAAATCCAAATATTAATATAACTGGTATGGCAACATATGATTTAAAAACTATGACAAATTTAATAACAAAGAAACTTTTAGAACTAACAAGAGAGGCAAAAATGTTAGAAAAAGATTATAATAAAGATGCCAAGTTTATGAAATATAATTCATATGGAAGTATGCATAAAAAAATAACAGAAAATTTAAATTACTTTACAGGAGTTATGGCTGATTTTGAAACTCAAATGACAACACCAGCAATGAAAGCAAAAGGAACTAAATTAGGGTCTAAAAAATATAAATGA